GAACCTGAATAGATTCTGACATAGTCCATTTGGTCATCTGCAAGTCTGTTAAACTCCTTCCACCTATCCAAATACGGTTGCAAGGATGCACTGTGCAATTGGGACTTGTGGACGGTATCAACCATCTTGATTTGTGCGAGTTCAAAAGACTTGGGGTCCTTCATCTTGTTGCGAGTGAAGTCAACGATTTTGTCTTCTTGTGACTGTGAACATGCAGCGAACGATAATGCTGCGACTGTGGTTAAAATAAGGTTTTTCATGTTTATCTGTGTTTTTAAATGTGATACAAAGTTAAGGTGTTTTCAGGAGACCACCAAACCTTTTGTGAAATTATTCTTCTTCCTCCTCTTCAAGGTCATCTTCATCAACTGGGAAACCTTCTTCTCTCATAAGGTTATAAAACTCATCGTTGTCTTCATCATTGTCACTCTCATTAAACTCCAAAGTTACAACTTCAGAAAAATGAGGTTCTTCTAAATCCCACAGGTTAAGAGTTTGACCTTCTTCAATCCACTCCTTACATAATTGCGTGAATTTTTCTTCATCGTTAATTACAATTGTTACATTGTTGGTGACATCACAATACTGTCTAAATTCTAAAGTTTTCATATTCGTTTCTTTTTTAATGTTGGTTCAAAGTTAAGGTGTTTTCAGGAGACTACCAAACCTTTTGTGAAATTTTTTACTAAATAGTATCCCAATCAAAATCAGAGTTTTCGTTATGCTCTTCAAGGTTACGGATTACATTATGGAACTCCTCTTCCATACTCTCAATATCATATAAGATATTTTCGTTCCCATCTTCAGACCAATACATAGGTTGTATTAGATATCTTCCAATAATTAAAGTTCCATGCTTTTTGTTGTGACGTGCGTAATCCTCAATCTTTTTTTCAAGTTGTTCTGTTTTCATATCTGTGTTTCTTAAATTGTTATACGAAGGTAAGGAGGATTTTTCAATCCTCCAAACTTTTTTTAAAGTTCCTCCATCTCATACACTTCAACATCGTAAGTGTCGTAATGGTTCTCCCAATCTTCCTTAAAGTTTGGGTATTCTTCTTTCATAAACTCTACCCAGTTTTCCTGTTCCTGCTCAATTACGGATTCGTAATCCCCTTCATCTTCAGGATTGTAAAATGTCAGTTTTTCCCATTGCATCCCGTTGAAGATAATTTTGATGTAAATGTGTTCTGTTGTCATATCTGTGTTCGTTTTAGTGTTGATAACATCTACGGTTACAATTGGTGGTCATTCGTTTGCAACGAGCCCCTGCCTGTGTTGTGCCGGTGCATTGTGCGGAACTGCAACCACTACCACTGCTGGAACTACCAGTGCTGGTTGTTGTCTGTTGTGGTGGTGGAGTTTGAGTTAACGGTTCTTTTTCACAAGAGGACAACAATAGACCTCCAAGTAGTACGATTGATAGTAATGTCTTTTTCATGGGTTCAAAGGTATGGAGAATATTTTACACTGCAAAATTTTTCTCAGAAAATTTTTTCATCATGCTCGTGATGAAATCTTCCCTCTCAAGAGAGTCAATGGAATATTCGTGACAGAATACATCATATAAGGATGCAATATCAGAAATCTCATATTCATCAGCAACTTCTTGAAAAACTTCAAACAGGTATTCTTCTGAGCGTCTTTTAAGGTGTTGCAAGAAATCTTCAATTTGGTCCTGAGGTTGAACCATATTCAAGTAAAACATTGGGGAACATTCGTATTCCAAAAAGTCAATTCCCGTAATTTGGGAACAAATGTCCCAAGAACTTCCAAAGTTGTCCTCAAGCCATTCACGGTAATGTCTGCACATGGAGTCCATGTCAAACTTATCCAATCGTCCTTGTGAGTATAAATGACAGATATTGGATAACTGGTCGTATGTAAGTGTTATTTCCATAGTTCAAAGTAACGGCATATTTATCAAATAAACAAATAAATTTTTTAAAATACATTATTATGACAAAAGAAAAATGGTTCAGTATCATCCGTCACACTTTAACCTTTACGGGTGGTATCTTGGTTCTTAAGGGAACCGTTGATGAAAGTGTTGCAGAGCAGATTATCGCTGGCATAATGACCCTCGTTGGTTTGGTTTGGGGACAGACAGAAAAAAAATAAACTTTTCTACTTAAATAAATTTGATATATTTATTATCAAGGAGCCACTAATAATTTTTTTTATTTATTCGGCTATTCTTTATTCTTATTATAAAGTGGCTCCTTTTATTTTGAACCCCAGATGTCGCTCCCATGCATTTGGGGTTTTTTTTATTACCTAAATCTTTATATTTATGCATACGGAAGAATTAATAAAAAAATATTTTGAATTAACCGATGATGAAAAGGATGAGTTGCTCAGTGATATTGTTTTGAACTATTTTCAAATCAACAGAGCGTTGGGTCATTCAAACTCAGAAATTATTAAAGGGATTGATTCAATTATTGAGAAAGCAAATGAAAATGAATTCTATGAAATGAGTCAGGCTTTCTTGGATATAAAAAAACAAATTGAGATAACACTAAAAGAATGGGATGTAACTGCAAACGAAAAAAACAAGTAACCAATAATTTGGATTCACCAGATTATATTATTCCGGCTAAAGAATCCTTCAGTCAACTTTCAACAAAGAAAATTGAAGATTTTGATGCCATAGACCAAATGGAAGTTAAAAGGATATATTTATCGTTGTATCCTAACTCAAAAGGTACTACAAGTACCGAACAGATGATGATGGACATAAAAACAGCAATAGAGATATACGATGTCAAATATAGAAGAACCTGAAAATCTTTTTCCAAAAGGAGGAAGGGGTCACAGAGCAGAAGATAGATTCCCTTCAAATTGGAAAGAGATTATGATTAATCTTGGAAAAGAAGGAAAAAATAATTCTGCAATTTATATTGCCCTGAATATTCACATGGATACTCATTACGAAATAATGAAGAGAAATGAGGAGTATAGGCTCGCTTATGAAGAATACCTTAAAGAGTGTGAGAACTGGTGGTATGAAAGAGCAAGAGAAGCAATAATGGAAGGAAAATCAAAGATGTTTAACCAGCATTTGTGGACAACAATTATGAAGAATAAATTCAAGAGAGAATGGAGGGATGAAACTCAATTGGATGTTACCACTAAAGGTGAAAAGATTGAAAATGCCGACCCAATCAAAATTGAAATTATAAGGAAGAGGATAGATGAATAATGGGAACCGTTCAAACAACTGTAGTTTTTGATGAGATTGTAAAATCAGATGAGGAGGGAAAACGAATTGTTGTCGCTCAAGGAGGTTCTCGTTCAGGTAAAACATTTAATATTTTAATTTATTGGGTTTATCGTCTTTTGCAAGAGAATGGAAAAACATTATCCATTGTTAGAAAAACTTTACCATCATTAAAGAATTCCGTTCTTAAGGACCTTATGGAGGTTCTTGAGTTATTTGGAATGTATGACGCTGCAAATCTACATAAACAAGATGGTTGGTACAAATTGGGAAACAATGTAATCAACTGGTTCAGTGTTGACGAACCTCAGAAATTAAGGGGTTCAAAAAGAAATTATTTATATTGTAACGAAGCAAACGAATTAAAGATTGAGGACTGGAATCAGTTAATCTTTAGAACAAGTGATAAGGTTATTTTGGACTTCAACCCCTCTGATTTGAAGAGTTGGGTTTATGATTTGTCTGAGCGTAATGATACCTATTTTTTCAAGACAACTTGGCGTGATAATCCTTTTATTGAACAATCCATTATTGATGAGTTGGAATCCCTAAAAGACAAGGATGAGAACTTGTATAAGATTTATTCTTTGGGTGAAAGGGGAACTCCACAACAATTGGTATTCAATCGTTTTTATGAGATTGACCAAGTTCCAAAAACAGCACAATTTATTGGTAGAGGAATTGACTGGGGATTTAATTCACCAACAGCCCTTGTTGAGATTTATAAGGAAAATGACACCCTGTATTTCAACGAAAAATTATATGTGAGGGGTATGACCGTTCCTGACATTTTGTATAGAATGGAACAGATGGGAATAGATAAAACCGATACAATTTGGGCGGATTCTGCACTTCCACAAAACATTGAAGAATTAAGAAGGAATAGATGGAATGTTAAACCAGTTAAAAAGAAACCAATCATGCATGGATTGGATTTAATTAGAAGACATAAGATTTATATTACCAAGAATTCTCGTAATATTTTGGAAGAGTTTTCCACATACCGATATAAGGAAGATAAAGATGGTCAATTATTAGATGTTCCCGAAGATGATAATAACCACGCTATTGATGCCATCAGATATGTATTGGAATCTGAATTAACAAAAAGAACAGGAAAAATAACAATATTATGATTAGTATAGCCATTGATGAAAAGGTAATTGATGTTAAAGATTACATGACCGTATCTCAATATCAAAAATTTATTAAAAACGAAAAACTTTATAAAACAAATCCTGCGGAATTATTATCTTTATGGTTAGAAATTCCAATGAATAAGATTAAAGATTTACCTGTTGAACAGGTTAAATTTGTTGAGAATTATTTAACCCAAGAGATTACCAAAGAACTTAATGAAGATAAGTTGTATGAGGTATTTGAGTTTGAAGGTGTTGAGTATGGATTGGAAAATGACTGGTCCAAATTGGCTTGGGGAGCATGGGTGGATTTTCAGGTGTTGTGTGCTGATAATATTCAATCAAACATCCACACAATCATGTCCATTTTATATCGTGAAGTTGAATCAAGAGACAAGAAAGGAAAATATAAGATAAGACCTTATAAGGCTGATGAGATATCAACAAGAGCGGAATTGTTCAAAAAATTACCAATACATTATTGGTTTGGTGCTGCAAGTTTTTTTTTTCTAACATCTCTAATATACACAGACAATATCAAGAATTCTTTGAAGTTGACTCTGGAAACGAACAAGAAGGCGATGATGGGGTACAAGATACTCCCAAAATGGCTAAAGCGCAAAGTGTCAACAGATTTTATTTTGCCATTACGTTTCAATTGGCAAAAGAAGACATTACCAAGTTTAAAGAAATGGATGAGGTAAATGTATATTTATGTCTAAATGCTGCATCTTTATTAAAAGAAAGAAGGATGAAGGAGGAAGAGGAAATTAAAAAGATGCAAAATAAAATGAAAAGAAAGTAATGGAAGAATATATTTCATATCACAAAATAATCCAACTATTTGAGAATTATCAAATATCACAAAAAGGTATTGGATTAAATAGTTTTGGTCATGGTAACATTGTTGATTTTGGTATGACCAGTTCAGGAGTAACACCAACATATCCGTTTATGTTTGTTACACCACAACAAATTTCATATAACGAAAATACAACCAATTGGACCATACAGGTAATTTTTGCTGACAGAATCCATGATGATATGTCAAATGAAATTGATGTAATTTCTGATATGTCCATTCAAGCCAAAAGATTTATTTCTTATATCAGACGAGGATTTGACCAAGACCCTCCTTTGTATGATTTTATGGATTGCACATTACCTGTTGGAAGCAATCCATTTATGGAGAGATTTAATGATTATGTTGGTGGGGTTTCATTGAATTTGGAAATTACCGTATTTGAGGATATTAATGCGTGTGATTATTATAATTTTGTTCCAACTCCAACACCAAGTGTTACACCAACAATAACACCAACAATTACAGCAACCGTTACACCAACAATAACACCTACACCTACTTTAACTCCTACACCAAGTCCAGGTC